CCGCCTGGTCGCTGAGGCCCGCGAGGCGCAGCCACGCGGGCGTGTACACGCGCACGAGCCAGTCCGTCGCCATCCACGCGCGCCGTTCGTCGGCGTCCGGATCTCCTGCGGTGCCGATCAGCTCACGCGGAAACTCGCGCACGCGTAGATCCTCTGGCCACTCGTCGGGATTGCCGCCGTGGGCATCGAGGCGACTGCCGGCGCGGTACGGGCGCACGCCGAGCGTGTGACCACCCTCGCTCGACCACTGCTCCTCGACCGGGCGCTTGCCGATTTGCTTCATGAAGAAGGCGACACCGGTCTCGCGGCACTGGTCGCGGAGCGAGCGCGCCCAGGCGACGTTGAACGGCCGCGCGTGTGCGCCGCTCTCGCCGCCGACGATCACCCAGTCGATGCGGTCGTCATAGGGAGGCTCGGTGTAGCCGCTGACCAGGTACGGCACCCGGTCGAGGTCGATGGGGCCGAGCAGCGGTTCGCAGGAGAGGAAGCGCACAGCCGCTGGCGTCTGCAGGAGCAGCGGCGCGCGGACGTCGAGCCAGTGCTGATCCTCGACGCTGACGCCGAGCCAGACGTTTCGCAATGGCAACGAGTGGTGCCACTCGTGCTCTTCGTCTTCGCACGTGATGTGCCGGTGCTCGTCAAAGAAGCGCGACATGCGCTCGGGTCGCTTCGTGAGCACCTGGAAGGCGTGCTGCCTGGCGTGCGCCATCACTTGGAAGACGGCGTAGATGGCGTCGTCCGGTACGTCCTCATGGAACAGGTCGGCCATCGAGTCCACGAAGATGCGCGCTGGCTTCTTCCAGTGCAGCGGCTGCGTCAGGCGACCGTCATCGAGCACCTGCACCGTGGAGAACGGGACGTCGTACTGCGGTGGAAGCGGGAGCTTCAGGCCGCGCTTGCGCGCCTCGGCTGCCCACTGCGGACCGTGTAGGCCGAGGTCCTTCGCGACCTCCGGCCAGCCCTTGTCGTGAATGTGCTTCTCAAGGGTCTCGTCGAGGCACACGGCCAGGCGGGCGGCGTCATGCTGGCCCTTGTAGCGCTTGTCGTGCAGCGCGAAGGCGTAGCAGTTGTCGCAGCCAGGAGACACACGCGTGCAACCTGTAGTGGGATTCCACGACCGGTCAGTCCACTGGATCGCGCTGAGGCCGGCCATCAGAAGGGCAGCGCTTCCGTGGCCGGGCGGAGCGTGGCGCTGTCTGGTGACAGGTCGCGCATGATCGCCGCGATGGCCTCGTGGGTGCGGTCTTCCTCCCAGGTGACTTCGAGCGGCATGAGGAACGCGGTGAACGCGTCGTGCTCAGGTGCGGTGGTGAAGAACGCGGCCAGTTGTCCGCCTTCGAGCATGTACCAGCGCACGATGCCGGGCGCCTGGTCCTTGGCGACGATCTCCGCTTTGGCGACGAGCTCCATGAACTCGGGGCGCATCGCGAAGTACGGCTCGAACTGCTCCGGGCGCTTGTAGTCGATCAGCGCCTGGTAGTCCGGGTAGGTCGCGGGGTCCATGCCCTCGCACGAGTAGGTGATGATCCGCGAGCCGTGCTCGTAGCGGAGGTTGAACAGGCGCGGGAGCTTCTCGCCTTCGCCGGCGACGAAGTCCATCTGCACGTCGCCGAGGGTGTCGTCTTTCGACGGCTTCGGGATCATGCCCAGGATGCGCGCGGCATCGTAGGCGGGCATGAGGAACGAGCCGCCCGACTCGGACTCGCAACGGATCTTCTGCACGCCGAGCGTGTAGCCATCGGCTGCAGCGCCGACCGCCCACGAGGGCGCGATGGTGATGTGCACGGCGTCGAGCTGTGGTGGCGCCTGCTTGCCGCTCGCCGTGAACAGCAGGCAGCGCGCGAGCAGCGCGCGCAGGTCCTCGCCGTGCATGGAGAAGGTGACGACACGCCTCTCGCCGGCGAGTTGCTCGACGAGCTCGCGCAGCGTCTCGGCCGTGCCCTGGCCGTACTCGATCTCACCATCCGCACCGACGGTCGCATGGATCGTCGGGACGGTGTCTTCGTCTGCCACTTACCGTTCCCCCTTGCCCCGGATCGGTGGCCCCCGCCTACCAACCCACCGGGAAACGGACTGCTCCTTGAACTGGTTGCGGACCGTGGAGTCGAACCACGCTCTCTGGCTTATGAGGCCAGCGACTGACACCGGTTGTCTTGTCCGCGATCTCCTTTTGGGGTGCTCCACCCCGATAGCCCCTCGTCCGTTGCCAGCAGTCGCCGGGAGCTACCCGGCTGCGAACAAAGGGCTATCGGGAACGCGTAGCACGACCCTTCCGTCTGGCCTGCCTCTCTCGCTTCCTCGCTGCGCGACCACTGGACTCACCGGCAGGCGCGCGCGCCGGCGAGTCCAGTGCCACCGCTCCGTGATTGGCCGTCCCGAAGGGGACGCGGCTGTTGCGATAGATGCTCACCGCGGTCATGCGCTCACTGCCTCGTTGCGGATGCCGTTGGCGTGGTCGGTGCACGCACTGAACAGCGCCTCGAGCCCGCCGGCGTAGTCCAGCAGCACCTCGAGCGGCTCGTCGTAGCCGATACCGGCGACCTGGCGTGCGGTCGTGGTGTTGATGCGGTGCTTGCGCCAGAGCGCGTTCTGGAACGCCTGCAGGCTCATGAAGGACCCGAGGCGCGGGTCGCGCGCACTCGGCCGCGCAGGCGTCGACACGACGCGATCGCCGGACGTGCTGCCCTCTGGATGGAGAGGACTGCTCGCTTCCAGCACGTCCGGCTCTCGATCGGCCCCCGCCGCATCGACGCCTGCTGCCTCCGAATGCATCTCGCGCACCACCTCGAGCACGTCGGTGTGTTGCGCCGCCGCCTCACTGGATCCCTCCCCGGGCCCCTGGCTACTCGGCGACGCAGCAGGCGAGGCGAGCGGCATCGAGGGCGCTGCATGACCACCACCCTCAACGACTCGAGCGCTCGTCTCCCCTGCTGCTGTCGCCGATGCGTGCGCGCGTTTCGCGGCCTCGCGCAGTTGCTCTTTGCTCACTGGCTTCCGTGAGTCGTAGACGACGACCGTGTGATCGCTCGCCCGATGGCGACGCGGGATCGCGGAGCACGTGCAGCGCGTTGAGCCGCTCATGCGAGTGCCGCCGCCATCTCTTCGGACTGCGCGGCGTCGTCACGTGCTTCGACTGCTGTCGCCGCCAGTGGCGTGACGCGCCGCGCGATCACCGCCTCGTGCTCCGCGCCTTCCGGCGTCTGCGCGAAGAGCCGCGCGCCCAGTGCGCCGAGCGTGTCCTCGATGCGGCTCAGCTCGTGCAGGAGCGCTTCGGGCTTGGCGCCCTCCAGCTCCATGCGCGCAAGCGCCGCGGTCTGTCGCGCGAGGCGCAACGTGTCGGGCTGCACGCCCTCGTACGCGTTGCGGTCCCACATGCCCACGAGCTCACGCGTGAGCGGGTTCTCCGGCGCCGGCTTCGGCCTCGCGAAGTGGCCGCGAGCAGCTTCGATGATGCCGATCGTCATGAAGGCCAGCCCGGCGGTGCCGGCGACGCCGAACGCGACCATCACCCTGGCCGGGATCTCCACGGTTCCGTCGATCATGTGAGCACCCCCCTTGGCGCAGTGACTGGGAGGTAGGCGACCGGCACCTCGTCTTGCGGCTGGCCGTCACGCCTGGCGGCGTGGACCATCGCCCAGCCGACTGCTGCGTTCTGGTCGAAGGTGGCCGGCATCGCGCCGTGCTCGCTGCACAGCGGCTCGTACATGAGTCCCGCCGTCGTCTGGATCTCGAGCACGCTGACGGTCATCGACGCGCCCGCTTGCGCTCGATGAGCGCCCAGGCGGCGCAGAGCGTGACACCCAGCGACACCGGGATGCCGACTGACTGCCACGCCGCCACGTATTGCGCGATCCCTTCCTGCCAGTTCACCGGGTGACCTCGCGATACGCCTGGTAGAGCGCGACGAGCACGATCACCAGCGGCGGGATGATCAGGATGTCTGTCATGCGGCACCTCGGTGCTGTTGCATGTAGGCGCTGTGCTGCGGGCAGCGGTGGTCGAACGTGCCGCGGCAGTCGCACTCGTGCTTGTGGAGCTCGACCTTCAGCTGGTCGAGCTCCACACGGTCTCCGCCGACCTCGTAGAGCACGCCTTCGCGTGGGAGGCGGGCGTTCACGCCGCCGCTCCCTGCGCCTTGCGGCGCTTGCACGCCTTCAGCGCTGCCCGGTAGGACGCGATGCCCTGCCCGTGAGGGAGCGAGCCGCGCCCGTTGATGAACTTGCTCAGCGCCGAAGGGTCGCAGCCCAGTTCCTGCGCTATCTCGTACGCGTACACTCGGGGCGGAGCCATCTGCTCGCCTAGAAGGCCCGCGATCTCTCCCGAGGTCGGCGCTTCTTGCGATCTTTCAACAGACTTGCGAACAGACACCCGGTTTTCGGCCCCTTCGGCACACCGGCGTGAGCAGGTGCGCCTGACAGCAGCAAGTTGTTGGAGGGAACATACAGTTCACTGCATGGTAAGTCAACAAGTTGCGGGCCACATTCCCCTCCGTGCCGAGGAATCAGGTGCCCGGGCTGGGCGTCATTGTGGAAGCGCGTCGGCGCGACCTTGGCATGTCGATGGAGGCACTCGCTGAGGCCTCTGGCTTGGCTGTTGGCACTATTCGGAACATCGAGCGAGGTAGCGCGCCCAACGTCGGCAACCTCCGAGCGCTCGCGGCTGCGCTCTACACGACCGTGGCAGTTCTACTCGGCGAGGGTGCGCCGGCTATCGAAGATGAGGTGCCTGGCTGGTCGACGCTTCGGCCCGCCGAGCAACGCGCCGTGCTTACGCTGGTGCGCGCGCTCGCGGAAGCACGGACTGAACCCCTTCGTCGCGTAGCTGAAACACCAGGCACCTACCAAGGGGCGTCAGCCGCTGCGCAGCGACGGCTGCAGGCCGACATCGCGCGTTCCGAGCCGCAACCACGAACCTCGCGGCAGCCGAGGCGGCGGAGCGGCGCTTAGCCGTTCTGACGCGTTCTTTATGCGGCTTCGGTCAGGCTGCGGGGCGCGTGGATCGGGGGAACGATGGCAGCGCTGTGGTCACGCTTCTGGGGCCTCAAGTGGTGGATCAAGTGGCCGGTGATTTCCGTTGTGCTCCTCATTATCCTGGGTGCACTGCTTCCCGAACCGCCTGAAGAGGCCCGCACGGCCGCGAGCGCGGCTGGCACCGCGTCAGCGGGTGAGCAACAGCAAGCACCGCAGTCGGCGCTCTCCCTCGAAGAACGTGTGGCCAAGTCGTATCGCGACAACCGCGGCTTCATGGTCCGCGCGGTGAACGACAACCTGAAGGTGGAGTGGTGGCCGGAACTTGAGGGCCTACTGAAAGTCGACGTTCATCCCGAGCTTCTAAACGAGGCTGACGCTCTCACCGTGACCTCGCACGTCGCGCTGGTCGCGAGTAAGGCCGTCTGGTCGACGTACCCCGAAGTCCAGGAGTTGCAGGTATCGACGCTTGCAGTGTTCACCGACAACGTCGGTGCCAAGAACACTTTCCCGGCAGCAACGATCCGGATCCTGCGGCCGACCGGGGAGCGCTTCCAGTACGACGGACTCAAAGACCGCGTGATCGTCGACAACAAGATGCTCTTCTGCACCGCCGATCATTACCAGCTGCATCCGTCCGTCTTCGCGTCGCTCGGCAGCAAGGGCTGCCTCGTCGAGTGGGGCGTCGCGAAGTAGAGCCGTCGCGGACTTAGAGATCACGGCTCCGCGGTGCTACACCGTCTCGCGCGGAGCGGGCGGGGGTGGTGGTGCGGGACGTCCGTGTCCTGGCTCAGGCATTGGCCGGCGAGTTTGGCAGCCCGATCCGGGCCGCCGACGAGCTGCGCTTCTTCCTGCGCCGCGCGGACCTCGACCCCGCCGACCGCGCCATTTACCTCCCGCCCGCTCCGCATGTTGCTCGACCGGGACTGCTGCTTGCTCGACTGGTGAGCGGCTGGCAGCGCGAGCGGTTCGTCACGCTGGCTGTCGGCCATCACGTGCTGCGGCACCGGGATCTCGAGCACTACACCTATGGCCCCGACGGACCACTGTTCGACTCCCCACTCGAAGCCGCGGAGGCTGACCACTTCGCCGGAGTGTTCATCCAGCACTGCCGCGGCTACAACGGGTCGCGCTTTACGCGGTTCGTTGATGTAGATTCCGCGCGGTCCGCTCGGCGCTAGGAACCTCCGTGAGGGCTGCCGGCTACTTTCGGGTGTCGACTGAGCAGCAGGCATCGGCCGACCGCAACTCGCTCGACCTCCAGGCGGCAGCGTTTCGCGCACGATGCGCTGAGCGCGGATACGAGGTCGCTGGCACGTTCAGTGATGTGATGAGCGGCCGCAAGAACGCGCGACCTGAGTACCAGCGACTGCTCGCGGCCGCGCGTGCGGGGGCGTTCGATGTGATCGTGGTGACCTGGCTCGACCGGTTCGGTCGCAACGACCGCGAGATCACGATGCGCGTGCTCGAGCTGCAGGATGCCGGGATCACGGTCGAACCGACGGAAGAGGCGATCCCGGACTTCATCACCCTCGTCCTGCAAGCGTGGAAGGCCGGCCAGGAGGTCGAGCGAATCGCTGCACGGACGTCCGACGGGCTGTTAGCTGCAGCGTCAAAGGGTGCGGCCCTGGGGAAAGCGGCCTTCGGTTATCGCCGGCGGTGGGACCTCGACCAGGACGACCGGCGGGTGAACTTCCGATTCGAGATTTTCGAGCCGGAAGCGCGCCTGGTCCGGTGGGTGTTCGAGCAGTACACCTTCCACAACGCCTCGCTCCGCGGGCTGTGCTACGCGCTGCAGCAGCAGGCGGGGCCGCATCTGCACGGGCTGTGGGTGCCACGAGAAGTGGCGATGCTGCTCGATCGCGAGCGGTACACGGGGGTCTACACGTACAACGCGCGTGCGAACTCGCGGCGTGCGGCCGTCGAGGTCCGCATCCCTGGCGCGATCCCGGCGATCATCTCGCGCGACCTCTTCGACGCCGCCCAGGCTCGCCGGCACACGAAGGCGGCGCTCCCTGCTGGTCGGACGCAGACGAGCACGTTCCTGCTGTCCGGGATCCTGAAGTGCGGGCACTGCGGCGGCCCGATGCACGGGGCCCAGAACTGGCAGCGTCGTAAGCGCGACCGGACCGGTGAGCGCGTGCAATACCCGTTCTACTCGTGCGGCTGGCACCGTCGACAGCGCGGCTGCGAGTTCCTGAACCTACACATGACACATGTCCTCGACGAGGCTGTCGTGGCGTTCCTCGAGGATGTCGCCGGCAACGTGGCACGCGTCCGAGACGAGATCGGCGAGCGGTCGACGCTCGCCCAGGTGCAGCTACTCGACGTGAAGAAGGCGCTCGCCGAAGTCGATGCGAAGTTCGAGCGCACGATGCGGCTATTCTTCGCCGGCTCCATCAGCTCGGAGGAACAGCTCGGCGCGACGAACCGGATCCTCGACGGCGAGAAGCGCCGACTGACGCTGGAACGTGACCGGCTGCTCGAGGCGATCGCGGCGACGGCCGCACGCCAGCGAGAGGTCGCGGAGCTGCCTGAGGACATGGGTGTGATTGTGGATCCGCGCGCCTCAATCCAAGACCGCAAGACGCTCGTGCAGCGCTACATTGCGCGGGTCGAGGTTTGGAACGGCGAACCGATCCCGAGGATCTACCCACGCTTCTTCGAGTGACTGCTAACGGCTACATCGTTGACGTGACATGGCCGTTGGCGCGCCGACCGTTCCCGAACACCAGTGCTGTATAGCTGCCTAGGCGCTATCACCGAACGCTTGACGGGGCAGCGTTCTGGGGCGAGATTTGTCGCTAGACGCACGAACGCCCCGGAGGTCGCAGTCCGGGGCGCTCGCTTCGGTCACCGGCTACGAGGATCAAGCTCGTCGCCTGGCCTGAATCCTCTTACGGATCCCGCCAGAGCACAACGAAGCCCTCGCCGGTCGGACGAGGGCTTTGCTTTCGATGCGTTGCGGTTGGAGGCGGCCCGGCAGCTCGATGGAACGAGCACCCCGTTCGTACCGGGAGGGTGCAGGTTCGATTCCTGCCCGGGCCACCTCCGACCACTGCGATGAGTTTGGCCCTTGTATCCAATAGGAGTCAATCCGGCCACGACAGCCTAGAAGGTGGGCGATCCGCCGCAGACGTTGAGCGCAGTCGCCGTGACGAACGCGAGCAGGAACGCCAATAGGACTGCCGTCCAGCACTTCTCGGTCAGCGCTCGACCGTCTCCGTGACCGTCTCGGCCGGACGCTTCTCGGCTTCGTCACGTTTCACGAACCGCCCCGTGAGCGCGTCGCGGACGCGCTTCCAGATCCGCTTCGGCTTCACGATGCGGGTGCTCGCATCTTGGTCAGCAGCTCAGGGACGCGCGTGGCGGCATAGCGACCGGCCGCAGTGAGCAGCGCAATGCCGACGTTCGTCCAGAAGCGCCCATCCCCGATCACGGTCGGGTCGAGGTTCTTGAGCGCGTCGCCCAGCTCGATTCCGATCGCGACGCCGAGGCCGATCGCAAACGTCAACAAGTCCTGTTTGTTGAAGGTCATGGCAGTCCTCCCTATTCCTTTGTCGTGAAGTAGTAGCCGTGTCCGCCGGCCGGCGGCTTCGGCAATGGATCCGGCGGGTCGATCACCTCGACCACCGTGAGCCCCTGCTGGTCGTTGATCGCGAGTCCGTGCGCTACGGCAGCGCTGTTGAGCGCGGCGATGCTCTCGCCCTGGTCGAGCTGTCTGATCTGCACGTCGTCATCCCTTCCGAATGGCTCCGGGTCGTAGGCGAGCCGCGCGAACAGGTCATCCCACGGGAACAGCGGGCCCGGGTCGGACTTGCCGAGGCGCGTCCCGTTGGCGGTGTCCTCGTGGCCGAGGAAGCCACGTGGCACGTCGGCGTAGCGGTCCTGGTCCCAGTAGCCGACGTGCACAAGCGGGATCTGCAACTCAGAGACGATCGGCCGCAGGAACTCGACGAGCTCCGCGATCGCGGCGGCGGTGTACGGCTCCTGCGTCGCCGGCTGCGCGACCTCGATCGCGATCGCGACTTCGTCGACGGCGTACTGCAGCACCGAGCCCTTGCCGCCATACCCGGCAGCGAAGGCCGAATGCGTCTCGCGCCAGCCGACGACTTCGGCGCGTTCGCCGTTCGCGCCGATCACGACGTCAGCCGTGGGGCCGAAGCCGCCGAGGTTCGGAGCGCGCGTGAACCAGTCGACCGTCGCCTGGTACTGCACGTCCATTGGCGCGTCGCCCCGCGTCGCGTGGATGCAGATGAGCGAGATCGGCAGCACTCGCGGCCTGCGGCAGTAGTCGGGGACGGTGATGAGCTGCGTCATCACGGCCACCGCCCCAGGTTGCGCACGATGTCGTCCCAGTACGACCCGCCGCGCGGGTGGCTCATGCTTTCGAGCAGCGCCCGCGTCGGCGCCCCGGAGTCGTGCGAGTGGTACGCGTACTGCCGCCACGCGAGCGACAGGTACGCGCTCGCCATCGACTGGGCGTTGTAGCCGGTGCTCTCCCCGAACTCGCCGCCGACGGTCCGCGGCGTGCTCAGGAACACCCGGCGCAGCCATTGCTCGTCGGTCTCGCCGGCGGTGACGCCTGACTCCCATGTGCCCCACTCGCCGGGTTCGGTGAGCACGGCGTCGTTGTGCATAGCGACGCGCGACTTCTGGCTGTCGTTGAGGAAGCCCCACATCCAGCGGATGTCACGCGGGTAGCGGAACGCGACCGGCACCTGGTACGTGTCGAGCAGCTTCCGTACGAGGTCCGCGCGCGCGCCCGTGGTCGAGTTGGAGAGCGAGCGCTCTCCGTAGGTGCGGAACTGCGCCGGGATGTTGTGGTAGTGCCACTCGCCCCACTTGCCGACCTGCCCGGCCTCGACGACGAGCACGACGTCGGCGTTCGCGTTGATCACGGCTGCGAGCTGGTCGACGTGGCGATGGGCCTGCGCTGGCTGCGCGTCGATGCGGAAGTTGAGCGGCTCCGGCTCGTCCCAGTGGTACCAATACGAGAAGCGGACCACCGCCTGCATCCCCGCGTTGCGGACGGTCTGCAAACTCGCGGTGAGCCGTTGCAGCTCGGACTGCGACAGGTCGCTCGTCCTGCGGTGCGGAAAGGACGCGCTGATCTTGACGATGCTCGCGCCGGCGGCCCGCGCCTGGGTGACCGCGCTCGTCCCCACGTCCCAGCCTGCGACCTGCATGAGGCCGCTCACTGCGGGCGCTGGTGGCGGTGTCGCTGTCGGTGCGACGCTGGGCGTAGCCGTGGCACTGCCCGTAGCCGTGGGCGCAGCCGTAGCGCTCGCGACCGCCTCGAGCGCGCGCAGCCGGCGCTCGTGGTCGATGATCAGCGCCTCGAGCGCCCTGGTGTCTACCGACACGCTGACGAGCGGCGTGGCCGGCGTCTGCGCGCCGGCAGGCGACGGCCCGGTGAGCACGACCCACGCCGCGCCGGCGATCGCCGCCCACAGCACGAGCGCGATCGCAGCGCCGATGGCGAGGCCCCTGGCTGGTCGCATGTGACGCTCCGATCTCGCGCTATCGGCTGATGCCGTCGCGCGGGACCGGGGCTCACACGCCTGAGAGGGGTCGCAGGCGCAGGTCTCCCGGTTGCTTCGTTCGCTCTTCTTTTAGCTCGCCCTGGCCTTCTCCCCGCGCGCGACCTTTACGACGCGCGCACTCACGTTCCCGTCCTTGAAGTCGAGCTTGACCGTGCCGGTCCAGCGCTCGCGGATCAGCCGCTCGAACAGCGACCCGAGTGCGGCGGGGATCACGCTATCCGTCTGCACACTCGTCATTGCAGCATCGCCACGGCGATAGAGACCGCGAGCGCGGAGATCGCGACGAACGTCGTGACCACGCCCGCGAGCACACGCCAGTTCATGCCGGTCGCGGCGAGCGCGCCCGCTACTGCCGCCTTCCACAGTTCGAGCGCCGTCACGCGTCCGTTCGTCGTTTTGACCTGCTCGGTCAGCGCCCGGATCTCCTGGGCCTGATCTGCGATCCGCGCCTCGACGCGCCCCTCCGCCTGCGCGATACGGCGGTCGAGCATGTCCTCGGTGCGTTCGAGGCGCTGGTCGATGTGCCCCCAGAGACGCTCGAACTCCTCAGAGAGCACGCCCAGCGGGCGGTCATTTGTCACAGATGCGCTCCACCGGGCCGCCAGCCCGTCTCCACGCTCTTCATTCCCATTCCCAGTATCCGAGCAAATAAATCTTCGCCGTGCCCACGGTGGTAGAACCCGTCCACCGGTCGATCTTGTATTCAAAGATTTGGGCGTCATCGAGGATTTCCTCGACCTGCACCGTGGGCCGCGTCTCGACGGTGGTGTCCTGGATCAGGTGATATTGGGGCGCGCCAGCATCGCCGTTGCGCCGTGTGTAGTACCGGAACCCAGCCGTGAACTCCGCGATCAATAGTTCCATCTGCACGCGCGCGGCAAGCGCGCTCGTCTGTGCAGTGCAATCGACATCAGTCCATGTGTCCGTGTCACCTTCCCCGTCGTTGCTCACCTTGGCCGTGGCGGAACTGGTCGCGTCGTACTTGCGGTATACCAGCTTCCGCGGCGGAAGCCCGATTACATTCGCGCCGAGCATGACCGTGATGTTGCCGCCAGCGTAGAACGTCCCCGCAGTGTCCTTGGTGACTTGCAGGTCTACATAGGTGCCGGCGGTAGTGTGGTTAAGCACCGCGTACAGATCCCAGTCGCCATCGGTAGCAACCAGCGTCCCGACCGTCTCGGTCGCGTCGGAGTTCAGCAGCTTGACGGTGCAATCGACCGAGCCAGCCGTGCTCCCAACCCAGATGAGCGCTGAGATCACCTTGCCTGACTTGATGCGTGGCTCATCGGCGTATGTAAACCGTTGGTGAAAGCCCTCGTTCACTGCGTTGGTGACACACTTGCCGACATGAAAGAACTTGGCATCGAGCCCGGCCTCGCCTGACACCGGGACGGCCGAAAACTCGGTCGTAGGCGTGGCGACTGTGTCCCACCACTGGCCAGCCGTGACGAGGTCTAGGCCTGCACCGACCTGGACGAGTGGAGGCCAGCCCTTTACTTCGTTCTGTAGGACTGCATCGTATCCGAGTAGTGCCACGATTTGCCCCGCCCCTTCTGAGATGAGCGTCGAGTTGTTGATCGAGTCGTAGGGGTTCTCTTCCCCGATGCCTGAGCCCTGCGAGCCTGAGTTGGGCGCGATCACAAGGCAGTCGTAGGTGTAGGCCTCCCACCCCGGCGGGTCGCCGTCGGGGGATGCCGCCGGCGCTTTAATCTCCCCGGAGATGCGCTGGATCCAGCAGTCGAAGTCAGCATCGAGCGCCGTTTCGATGACGCGGATGCGGTCCCCGATTTCGCGCATGGCGACGGCCTCGTTGGCCTCGTCGGAGGAGAGCGCGTTGATGGTGACGATGACGCGCCCGACCGGTTCCTTGGCGAGCGTGACGATCGCGTCGAGGTTGTCATGCATGTCCCACCAGAACATGTCCGCCCACATCTCACCCTGCCACGGACGCACGCCGTAGTTGGTGATGGAGGCGGAGGCGTCCACGCGCGCGACTTCGTTGAACGGGCCGCGCGCGATGGTGGTGTACGCGCGGAGCTTGATCCCGTCGCCGCCCACGCCGCCGAGCGCCACTCCGCTCGGACCGGCGGTGAATGTGATCTGGACGTTCTGCCCCGAGTCGCGGTCGAGGGAAACTGCGACGCTGCCGAGGGCGTATTCGTAGTCCACCCCGTCGACCGGCGTAACCGCGTCGAAATAGGGTTCGTCGCCAACGGCTTCGAGCGTCAGGCTCTCGTTCGGGCGGAGGGTGTACTCGCCCGAGCCGTTGTCGTCCTCCCAGACGGTCGACAGCGCCGTGTCGTTCGTGCGCGAGATGCGCTGCGCCTTGGCGCTGTTGATCACAGAGCCGATGCTGCCCGGGGTGTAGATCGGCTGCCCGACGGGGCCGCTGATGTGCGGGGCGGCACCCTGCGAGGTGATCGTGGTTTGGACCGTGGTCGAGCGAGACTCGGTGTAGCGCGCTGAACGCTGACGGAAGATGAGCCGGCCCTCACCGTCCTCGTAGAGCTCGCAGGTGGGGCCCTCGGCGTTGAGCAGCTTCTGCAGCGCCGACATCGCGTCTTCGTTGCTCGCCCACCAGTACGGGAGCATGACCTGGCCAGCGTCGATGTCGCGCAACGCCAGCGGGAACCCTGCGGCGTCGAGCAGCGCTTCGATGCACGTCCCCGTTGAGACTGGACTGTCGTAACCGCGCCCGAGTAGTTCAGTGGAGACGGTCTTGCCCTGCAGCTTCGCCAGGGAGCCGATCGCGCGGAGCGTCTTGACGATGCGGAAACCATCGGAGCCCGCTCCGAAGTGCGTACCAGGGACGGTGATGTTGCCCTGGAAGTGGTGGTGCCAGGTGTCGTCGACGCCGTCGTCGTAGCGCTTGTTCAGCCGGAGCGCGAGCCCTTCTTTGGGCTGGTCCAGTTCGTAGCCTGCACTCTGGTTCGTGAGCCGCACCGACGCCTCGCCGGCGCGGGGGGGGTTACCGAGCACCGCCGGATCGCTGCCGCGTTCGAAGCGGACTAGCGTTTCGCCCTTGTCGGCGAAGTTCTGGCTTGTGATGTCGAGTACCGGGACATCGGGCAAGCCCTCTTCCGCGAGCATGAGGCGGTATTGGTCGACTTCTTCATCGACCTCGAGCTGCGGGACGGGCTCTTCGATGTAGAGCGAGGCGGTCTCGCGGTAGACGACCGGCGTGTAGGTGTTCGAGAGGGAGTAGGCCGGGAGCATGATCTCGGTCGGGGTGTTCGCACGCGAGCTGTAGAGCGTTGCCGCGCTCCACGTGACCATGCCGTCCGTCGAGAACTTGCGATAGACCGCGCCGGACGCGACGTAGTAGCAGTACACAAAGCCGTTACTCAACGCCATCAGGCCGGGTGCGGTGCCGCCGCTCGCGACCACTGATGTGCGCGCGGTCACAGTGGTGCCGGTGATGTCCCAGGTCAGGATCTCGCCCGAGCCGTTGGTCGCCGCAACGTACAGGTGGCCGTTGGGCATGACCAGTGAGGCGATGTGCGCGGTCGCGCTGCCCCATGTCAGCGTCGCGATCACCGTCTCGGAGATCGTCCCCGCGCTGGCGTCGTACTGTTTGAGACTGAGCTGGTTGGCTGACTGGTCGAAGTAGATCGCGCGGATGTCGTTGGGGTCCGCGGACTCGGGGTCGTCCCACATCTGGCAGAGGTCTTCGGCGATGTGCTCGGAGAATGACGCACCGGCAGCGACCCACGATGAACCGCCGTTGTCCGAATAGACCATCTTCGTGCCGCCGATGGAGCCGTTGGCACAGACGTGGATTCGGCCTGAGGTCGCCACGCAGACACCACCGGAGCCACCGCCGCCGCTCGCGCCGAGCGCGCCCGTAGCGTGTACGAGCGCGCTGAGCGTGTCAGAGGAGAGCGTGAGCTTGCGATGCCACCCGCCGCGGGTGCCGCCACTCGTGTCGCGCCAGTTGAAGATGTGGACGACGGAGGGGTTCTGCCAGTTGTCGCAGAAGATGTCGACTTGCGTGTCGCTGACTGAGTCCGTGCCAAGCGGAACGTTGTCCGCCCAGGTCAGCCCGCCATCGATTGATTTCTTGTATGAGTGCCCGTGCGAGGTCGGTGCCTCGTCCTGGTAAAAGACGTAGATGGTGTTCGCGTCTTTCTGCACGACGCGACGCCGGGACGAGTGAACTTGCAGTCCCTGGTTGCTGCTGCTGTCGATCAGGACGGCGGTGGTCATGCGAAGCCGAGCGTCCCACGCTGCGAGTCGTTGTTGAGCACCTGGCGCAGTACCCGCGCGAGCTCCATCTCGGTGCCGACGATCAGTCCCTGAACGGTAACGTTGTAGGTGTTGCCGAATGCGCCGCCCTTGTGCGTCGGGAGGATCGTCTCGCCTGCGTGTGCCTTGACGAGTACGGGCATCCCGCGTGGTCCGGGGATCACCCCGCCCGAGTCGAAGCCTTCGCCTTCACCGAACATGTCCGGGTTGCCGGATGCCTTAAATGTTGGCGTGTCGAAGGAACGCGGCTGCTCTGTCATCCCGAGGTTCTTCACCTTGCCGATGATGTCGAACAGCCAGCCGCCGACCTTCTCGAGCAAGCCGATAACCGGCCCAAAGGCTTTCGCGAACACGTCGAAGAGGCCGGACAGCGCGCTCGCGATCTCGTCCTTGAACTTCCAAATGACGGCGAGCGGGCCGAGCGGCGTGAACAGGAAGGCGACCTTCGCGATCGCCTGGAGCATGTCGTTGGCAAAGATGCCCGCGACGAAGTCCTTGACGCGTCCGAACGCGGTCATGACCCATTCGGCCATGTCGCCGGCACGGTCCTTGATGGTGTCCCAGTTCCTGTAGACGAGGACGCCGATCGCGATCACGGCGGCGAACGCGGCCACGACCGCGAGCAGCGGACCCGCTGCCACTGCGCCGACGACTGCACCGACTGCGGTGATAGCTGGGATCAGCGGTGCCACGACTGCGAGCACGCCCGCGATCGCCACGCCCACCGCGAGCACTGGTGCCGGCACCTTCGCGACCGCTTCAAAGAACTTGATGGCGACCGGCGCCAGCTTCGTGAGCACGGGGAGTAGTGCGCTCCCCATCTGCTCCTTGAGCTCGCCCATCTGGATCTTGGCGACCTCGAACTGCCCGGCCGTGCTCTCTGCGAATACCTTGGACTGACCGCCGAACTTCGCCTGCACGGCCGCGAGCGCGTCCGCTTCGGTCGCGTTCTCACCGAGCACGATGCCGAGTTTCTTGAAGACCTCGATGTTCTCCTCGTTGAGCTTGCCGAGCATCTTCGTGGCCGTGGCGAGCGGGATCCCCGCGCCGCGGGCGAGGTCGAAGGCCGCGGCCTGGCGCTTCGTCGCCTCGCCGTAGTCGCCGGTCGCGGCGAGCAGCGCCTGTAGCGAGTCGCGGACCTCGTCGTCGGTGAACGCGAGCTTCTGGCCGGCCTTGATGCGCTCCTCGACATCGCCCATCAGTTCGCGGGTGACGCCCAACACGTCATCGTCGATCGTCGCCGCGTAGTTCTTCAGCGACTGTTCGAGTCGCATGGTCGCGGCTTCGTCGTCTGCTGCGGCCTGCGCCGCGCCAGTGAGCAGCCCTGGTAGCTGCGTGAGCGCCGCACCGATAACGAACCCACCGGCGATCTTGCCGACTGACCCGAGCGAGGAACCGAGCCCGCCGGTCTTCTTAGTCGACTGCTCGGCCTTGTCACCAACGCCGTCGATGTCGGCCTGGACCTGCTTCAGCACGGCGCTCGCCTCGTTCACGGCGCGCACCGCGAAGGCGAGCTGCTGCTGGCTAGTGGCCACGTACGTTCGCCTGCAGTTCGGCTTCGAGGGCGCTCACGTTCTGGGCGTCGACGGCGCCTTCCATCGCGATCAGGACGTCGTCATACGCGCGCGCGTCCTCGATCAGCGCGAGATAGCCGGCGTAGCCGCCGACCCGGTCCATCACTGCGACCCAACCGAGCTCGCGAGGGTAGGCTCCTCCACCTCGGACGGTGGAGCTCCACCCTCTAACGAGTTTTTTCGGTCATCATCCGTCCGTGGCTGCGGGTACAGCTCGAGGAGCCGGTCGAAGACCACCGTCTGCGCGGCGTCGTCGAGCGAGCGCACCGTCTCGGGCGTGATCGGGTCCGGGAACGACCACTGCTTCAACACGACGACGAGCGTCGCGTATGAGAGCTCGACGGCGAACAGCGCATCGCTCGTGTCGACGTCGATGCCGAGCGTCTTCGCGCGGGCGTTCGCGCGCATGGCGACTTCGCGCTCGTCGTACTTCGAGATCGCGCGTTTTACCCGAACCCACTCGCCCTCGGTCGGCAGGTCGATCTGCACAAGGGAGCGGTCTCCCAGTTCCAGCGGCACAAATGTTCCCCCTCTTGCGTGCCTTAGATGGCTGCTAACTCGTTGATCGCCGTGAACTCCAGCGTCTTCGTGCCGGTGGCGTCGTAATACGACTCGAGCTCGCAGGCAACGAGCATCTGCTCGCCGTCGCGCTGCATCGCCGGCGGGCCCGTGAAGCGATAGGCGCCGTCGATCTGAAACGTGTGATTGCCGCCGCCGGAGATCGCGGAGCCGGTGTTCTTGAGCCGGATGAACAGGCCTGGCGTGTTCGCGCGGTACTCGGTGAAACGAGCCGCGCCGACGGCGTCGAGCTCGAGCAGCAACGTCAGGCGCGCAGTGATCAGCCCCACCTTGTGCTGGACGAGGTCGAGATCCGAGCGCCCGTCGAGTGTGTAGTCCGGCTCGTACCCTGTCTTGCATTCAAAACGCACATTGCGGATCACGCCCGTGAGCTGCGTGCTTCCGAGGCTGCTCCATGCCGTGTCGAGATAGACGAAGAGCAGGTTGCTCACCAGCACGTCGCGCGTGGCGTACTCGGTCAGGGCGCCGGTCGGCGTGCTCGTCTGTGACGCGCGACCGAACATCTGCCAGTTCATGCGGGCTTCTTCGTTGAAGGCCCATTCGAAGCCGAACGCGGAGGTCATGGCGTAGCCAGCCTCGCGCGCAAAGTGGTTGGTCGAACCGTCTGCGCGGATGCACTCGACCGTTGCCGCAGCGATCGTCGGGATGCCTGTCGTCAGCGCCGGCGTCGCGACCCAGGTCTTCGCGTTGCCGCCGCCAGATGGGGAGATCCCGCCCAGGACGCCTGTGTGTAATGGCCACAGCACCTCGGAGGGGTTCAACTCCGTTGCGATGTTGATGCGGACGCCCTTGCTGGTAATGACGCCAAGCCCGCCCGCGTTGGAGCGCACACCCTGCGGGTACTGCGAGCGATAGAAACCCTGCTCCTCGACCCACTCGCCGTCGCAGCGGATCACGTCCGTTGCGGCGACCAGCGTGCCCTTGGTGGACTCGATGCCCATCTGCACCTTGTTCAGCGGATAGATGCTCGTCGCCATCGCTTTACGCTCCGTCCGCGGTCTTGTTCGGCTTTGCTGGTTTCGCGACCTCGTAGTTGCCGCTCGCGACCTTCGCGGCTGCGATGGTCGCGTCCGCTTCTTCGTGCTCGTAGGCCGGCCAGCCCTCGGGCAGCGGGAGCGCGCCAGTGAGCGCGCTTGGATCGGGGCCGATGTAGTTCAGCAGTGCCATGACTAGCTCCCTATCGCCGGCGTCGCCGACGCCTGCTCGCTCAAGCGCAGCGCGATCTCGCCGCCGATGTAGTCGATCTCGTTGTATTCGAGGTTTGACGTGCCGGACTGGCGCGCGACGACGCACGAATTGACGCGGCCGCCGAGCGTGACGTTGCCGACGAACTTCTCGATGATCGCGTCGGGAATGGCGACGCCCTGGTACGCGCTCTCGCCGGTGTCGGAGCCCTGACGCAGGTAGTAGACGAGCCGCACCTCGTAGGTGTGGCGGTGCCCGCCCGTGGTGAGGATGTAGTCGAGCGTGGTGCCCTGCAGCACGACGACGCAGGGAAACTCGTTGAGCACGTCGGGGAGCTTGTCAGCGTCGTTCTCGGACGGCGCGAAGACGCGCTCGAGCGCGCTGATCTCGTCGAGCAGGTCGCGGATGCGACCGATCGCTGTGGCCTGCGAGATAGCCATCAGCCGAGCCGGTCCCACTCGCGCGAGACGGCGTCCGCGATGCGCTCCTTGACCTTCGCCTCGACGGCGCCGATGGCTTGCCCACCCCTGACAATGCCGACGAAGGGGCGCGCGGCTTGCCCTGGGGTGTGGCGCACCTTGCGACCCTGGCGTGTCCAGTTCTTGCGGCCAAACTCCATCGACTTGGCGCCTGGGTGCTTCACGAGCACGGTGGCCCGTAGGCCGTGCGCCTTGCCCTTCACGCCGGCGAACTGTGTTTTGGCACCCATCGAGCCCGGGGCTCGCGCTGAGACGGCGTGCGTGAGGTCACGGCCAGCGTCAGCGAGCGCCTCCCGCAGGTACGGCGCGTCTTCCTCTGCGAGCACGCGCAGCGCCTTCTGGAGCTTCGCCGCGTCGGTGACCTCGATGGAGATGGCGGCTTGCCTACCCATCAGGCGATCACCCGAATGCGGTAGGGGTCGATCGCGTCGCGATACGCCGGGTACATGGCGCGGAACGAGAAGCCGGCGAGCTCGTTGTTGCCCACTGAGCCGCCGTAGCCGGTCTGGATCTCGCGGAAGAAGCGCGCGGCTTGCAGCACGCACGCGAGCTCGATCTCACGCGGGAAGCGCCGGCGCGCGACGGCTGTGCTGGTGGTGTGCGCCGCGGCGGTGCTGCCGTTGACGCCGCGCGTGACGGTCGCGGTGTTCGTCGACGCCATCGCCGTCACGTCGATGTGCTCGGAGTCGACGATGATCGTGTCACCGACGCCGACGTCGTGGCCTGCGGTCAGGTCGACACCCGTCTCGGATGAGTCGAGCTCCTCGGCGATCGTGCCGGCGGCGGCCGTCTCTTCCGAGAATCCGCGCTTGCCGATGAGCTGCACGCTGCGCGGCGCGCTCGGCCAGTACCTCAGCATTGCGCTGTCCGGGTTCACGTCGAGCCGCTGAATGGGCTCGTGCGTCTGATTGTTGTACGGATACGTCCAGTAGTCTGTGTTCGCGGTGAGCGTGGTCTCGTAGGTGCCATCGCCGTCGTCGTCCGTCTTCAGTGTCGTGATGCTGATGACGTCCTGGTCGAGCCAGAGCTGGTACTGCTTGATGTGCGCCGGGCGCTCGCTCGTCGGGTAGAGCAGCGTCTGCGCGAGCAGGCTGTAGAAGTGGCGGTTGCAGTGCTCGTCGATGGCGCGCGCGGAGCGCTCGAGCACGCGCAGGAGCACGGCATCGGACGTCGTGGTCGTGATCCCTAGTTCGGCCTTTAGCTCCGAGAGCCGTCCGTACGTGTTCGGCATGGCACCCCGTTAGCCCCGCGGGGCGCTGTTCCGCCCACGCGAACGCGGGTATGTCACTGCTTGCTTCGGTGGCTCGTCGGCCTGCTCGATCTCCGGGGCCGGCTCGCCTTCGTCCGACGTCAGCGTCGCGGTTTCGCCGAGCGGAACCTCGATGCCCTCGCGCGGCTCGTCGGTGGCTTCGCCAATCAGTGCTGCGTCGGGCGCGGAGTCCGCGGCGGTGGAACTGCCCTCCGCGCCCGACTGCTCTTCCGCGGGCCCGCCTGTCTCGCGTTCGACCGTGTAGCCCTGCTTCTCCCAGGCGGCGCGGTCCTCGGAGCGCACCCAGACGGTGCGCTCCTCGCCCGGCGCCTTCATGACGAAGCCTGGTGCTTCTGCCATCACGCGTTCCCCCCTACCCGTCTGTCACCGCCAGCGGCGCGCGCGGCGGCTACTCGGGCGTAACCGACTCCCAGTACCAGGCCGCGCCTGATGTGAACGTGTCTGCGACATAGCCGGAGACGACGTGCAGGCAGAGCGACGACAGGTATGGGACGAGCAGGCGGCCTTCGACCAGGGCCTCCAGCGTGCCGGCAGGCACAACCGAGCCAGCCGATTCCCTCATCCTCGTACTGCCATACGGGAACCAGCCGTTGTCCACGACGGTCGTGGAGGCAGCGGTGAGCACGGTCTTGGTCTGTGATGGCTTGCCTGACAGCGACCGGATCGCCAGCGCAGCATCGGTAGGTGCCGCTTTGGGCAGCGTGACCATCGCGTAAATGCTTGCGCCGCCGCCGAGGCCGGTGGTAGAGCTGACCAGGTTGTGAGAGAATAGCCGGTCAATGATCATTACCTTGCCGGGCGTGTTGTTGAAGATTTCAAGCGCCGCCGTGGTGTCTGGCCGTACCACCAGCGCCGCAACCGCGGCGGTCGCCATCGTGGCGTAGCCGTTGCCACGCCGTGCCATCTCCGTGTAGCGCGGGAACGAGCCGCCGCTGACGAGCAGGTCGTGCGCCTCGTTCGCCTCCAACAGCGTCGGTGTGTTGCGCGCTGCGCCTGAGCGGATGAGCGCCTGGAGTGATGCTGCCAAGCTCATCGTGAGCCTCCCTTATTCGTCATCGTCGAAGTCCTCGCCGATGAGCGCTGCTAACATTCGTGACTGCTTTCGCAGCTCTGTGAGCACCTGAGTGAGCAACGCCGGGACATCCCCGACGACTTGCACGTCTTCAACGAGGGCCGACCCGCGCTCGCGCAGCGTGCGGACATGCGTGCCGTCGCCTACAGCCTGATGCAGATCGGACATCTGCTACCGCCTCACAAACACGTCGACGATGAGCGCGTCGGTCAACGCGTCGCCTTGCGCGACGGCGACAGTGAGTCCGCCGTGCTCGACATATGGCTCGGGCGTGACGTTGCCGGAGAGCGCGGAGTCCGCGATCGAGACGCCGTAGATGCGCGGCGCGACGTAGGCCGCCGCGGCGCTGTCGGCGCGTGCCCAAACACTGTGGCCACCCGCTGCGGACGAGATCGTGATGTCGGCGGTGGCCGGCAGTGAGGCGTGTGGCACGACCTGCAGGCCAAGGATCTCGCCCTCGACCGCGACCGTGGTCGAGCCGGAGGCGGACCCCGCCGAGCCCGTGGTGGTCACCGCGATACGGACGGCCTCGAGCGGCGCCCAGAAGATGGTGACCACAACGGCGCCGGTGAGCGCGTCGCCCTGCGCGAGTGCGACGTTGATCTTGTCGGCGACGCAGTAGTGCTGCGGTGTGACGTCGCTCGAGAGCGCGCTGTTCGCCGCGTCCACGCCGAAGATCACCGGAGCCGAGAATGCGTCGGTTGTGGTGTTCGACTTGGCGTAGATGTTGACCGAGCCGGTCTTCGTCTTGATGGTGATGTCGGCCGTGTTCGGCGTGCTCGCGTGGTAGTTGATGAGCAGGCCGAGGATCTCGCCGACGATGCGCGAAGAGTCCGAGTTGCCAGATGCCGAACCGGCGCTGCCCGTGGTCGTGACGGTCACCTGCTCGGCCAGCAGCGGCCGGTAGAGCACCGTCACGACGACGCAGTTGGTGAGCGCGTCGGACTGCGCGACCGAGACCTTCACGCCCTCGTTGATGCAGCGGCGCTGCGGCGTCACGTCCCCCGTGAGCGCAGTAGCGGCCGCGTCGAGGCCGTAAGCGCTAGGGCACTTGTAGACGTCGGTGACCGCGTTGGACTTCGCGTACAGGTCGATGCCCGAGCTCGCGCCCTCGATGGTGATGTCAGACGTGCCGCCAGGGGCTGAGGCGTGCCAGTTGACGAGCACCGCGACGACCTGGCCGCAGATGATGTCCGAGGTGGTGTCGCCGCTCGCTGACCCCGCGCTCCCCGTGGTGGTCACGGCGATGCGCACGGCGCGCAACTTCGGCACGCGTGACGGGCTCATCCTGGTCGCTGTCATCACCATCGTCGTGCTCCTCTAGCCGCCCTCGGCTTGCTAGGTCGCTACTTAGAAGCTCGTGACCGTGCAGAACCCGCCCGCGCGGGTGACCGCGAAGGCGATGCGGATGGCCGCGAGCAGGGACACGCGCCGCTTGGTGAAGTCGTTGCCGTCGAGGCCGCTCGTGACCGAGAGCCCCTCGCGGAGCCACATGGTGGACGAGCCGCCGAAGTCGCCGACGGTGATGGTGCCCTCAGTCGCGACGGTGGAGGCGATGACCGGGATGCCCCAGACCTGGCGCGCGCCGTCGATGTTCGCGGGCCCGAGCAGGTACTGGCCGTTCAGGTCCTTCTCGAGCCGGATCTTCTGCCAGTCGTTCGGGTGCATGATCACGTAGTCGGCATCCGCGAGGACGCCGGCCGCGACACGCACGGTCGTGATCGCGCGGTGCACCGCGTCGAGACGGGTGTACGCGCCGAGCGCGAAGGTCCCGATGCCTGACGCAACGGTGACGCCCGTCAGGTCGACGCCGGTGCCGCCGCCCGCGTAGAGCTGCGTGTCGAGGCGGTTGAGCGTGTCCATCGCGAGGCGGCCCTCGACGATGGTGCGCAGCTGGCCGGCGTCGGCCATTGCGCGCAGTGTGATCGGCACGAAGTGCGTGATCTCGCGCACGTTCGTGGTGTTGGTCGCGTAGGCGTAGGTCGACTCTGCGGCCGCGGAATCTTCTGCGGTCTCCGCGGCCCCTGAGGTCGGCGCGGACTCGGTGACGTACTCGACGACGTCGGAGTCGGTCGTGCCCTGGCCGACGATCGCGGCGAGGGTCGGCTGCTTGCGCGCGTACGCGACGAAGCCGGGGATCAGGTCGTTCTGGATGAACGGGCCCGCGCTGGTCGCGCCGCCACCGGTGATGGTGGTCGCGCCGTAGCGCTGCAGCTGCAGCAGCGCCTCCATCTCGTCACGACTGAACAGCTCGATCGGGCGGTCGAAGCCGCGGCCAACCTGGGCAGCGAACGCGGCCTCCGAGGAGAACGCGCCAGAGCGGCGCATCGCGTCGTACTGCTCGCTCTTGGTGATGCGGTCGCCGAGGCGGCGATGGCGCTGCTCGTCCATCCGGCCGCGGTCGCCGGGTGGCAGGCTGAACGGCTGCGCGTTCGAGTCCCACTGCGAGAGCTGCACGAGCTTCGCGGACATCTCGGCCGCGTCGCTCTTGTGCTGGTCGTATTCCTTGCCCAGCGCGTCGAGCTCGTTGAATGTGTCCTCGTGCTCCTTCAGGAGCAGGTTCACCCCGGCCGCTGCCACTTCCTTGCGCCGCGCGTCGAGCTTCGCCCACGCTTCGGCGGCCTTGCGCTCGGTCGCGCGCAGTTCCTCGCGCACCTTCTCCGAGGTCAACATCTCAGTCGCCATCAGTGGCCTCCCTACGGACGCGCCAGCACGAGCTCGTTCACTCGCGCGAGCCGGTCAATGTCTGTGTCCGCCGAGTCGTCCTCGGCGCCAGTGATCGTGGTGTCGTACTCGGAGCGCACTCCGCGCGCGCTCGACGCGCCGCCGTGCCGTCCGAGCACTGTGTCGAGCGTGGCAACGCGGTCGGCCATGCCGAGGCGCACAGCCTCTTTCGCCATGACCATGCGGCCCTGCCCGAAGGAGTCGCGCACCGTCGGCGCGCTGACCTTGCGGCCGCGCGCGACGGCGTCGACGAACATTCCGTAGTAGGTGTTGAGTTGGCCCTGGATATAGTCGCGCGCGTCGTCGGCGAGCGGCTCGAGTGGGTTGCCCTCGGCCTTGTGCTCGGGCGTGCGGAGAATGGTGATGGTGATGCCGGCCGCGTCGTACATGCGCGACGCGTCGCCGTGCACGGTGATGACGCCGATGCTGCCGACCATGCCTGACGGCGTGACAACGAGCTCGTCGGCCTGCGAGGCGAGGTAGTACGCGGCGCTCGCGGCCCAGCTGTTCGCGACTGCGGTGATGGGCTTCGACCCACCACGCGCTGCGTGGATCTCGGCGGCCATCTCGTCGATGCCGGACACATCGCCGCCTGGCGAGTCGATGTCGAGCACGATCGACTTCACCGCGTCGTCGACAAGGGCTGCACGAAACGCGCGCTGGAAGCCTTCGACCGACACGGTCAGGCCGTAGAAGCTGAAGATGTCTTCCCGCTGCTGGATCGGGCCGACGATCGGGATGACCGCGGTCCCGCCCTGCGAGCGCACCGGCGCGGAACGCGGTGTGGCGCCCTCTACTTCCAGCGTGGCGCCGGCTTCGAGGCGCGCGATGAGCGGATGGAGGTACTCGGGCGCGATCGCCAGCGGGCGAGCGAGCAGCGCGCGGATGGCGAGTGCGAAGTCTGGCTTGGATTCCGGCCCCAAGACGTGCCCCCGTGTGCCAGCGGGAACCGTCTTCGACGGGTCGCGCTAGCGGGGCACTCAGGCCACTAAGGAGATTCTGAGCACTCGCATACGCGGCTGTCAAGCGTTACGTCGCCCAAAACTCGTTATCATGTATGTATTCACAAGAGCGGGCGCAAGCCCGAGCGATTGCGGAGGGACAAGTTGGCTGGTTCGAAGTCAGGTGGTGGCAAGAGCGGCGGAGACGGCGGCCGGATCGGGCGCGACGCCCGTACCGGTCAGTACATCCCCGCCCGCGAGGCTGAGCGGCGCCCGGCGACTACAGTCACCGAGCCGCGAAGCAAGCCGGGCAAGAAGTAGCCCTGGGATGTGCCCCAAGTGCTCATCCGAGTCTGTCTCCGGCACCCGTAAGACGGTGCTGGGCAAGTCGATCATCGTCGTGCGCTGCAGCGCCTGTCGCACGACGCTCGGTACAGTGAACGCCGACTGAGACAGACCCAAGCGCGGAAGGCGGCCTACTCCCCAGCCGCCTCCGGCTTCCCGATTCGAACCGCGAACGCTCGCAGCTCCTTCCGGACCTCGACCACGATCATCTCGACGAGCTGCTCGGCGTCGACGAAGTCCGTGCGGTGTGGCACTGCCGCCATCTGCCCGTTCGGCAGGCGGACCAGTTCCGGCTCGTAGGTGCCGTCTTCCTCCAGCCGCCGCATGAACGCGACCGGCTGCACTGCGGCCTTCGGATGCTCCGGCGGCTTGCGCGCGACCGCGCCGAGGTCTGGGACGTTCCCGTCCATCATCGTGCCCCCCTACTGATTGACCGCGCCGCAGTGGCGGCACGTGATGCGCGTCCCTGAGCCCCACGCCTCCGCGATCACCTTGCGGCAGTGCCAGCACAGCACGCGCTCCGCAACCACGGGCGCCGGCATCTACGCGGCACCCTGAGCGGGCGCGCCGGCAGCATTCGGCGGGGCGTTGAGCACGTCGCCGCCCGCGATCGGCGGCATGTTCTGCGTGCCACGAAACTCGTTGGCGGTCATGTAGGGGCCGCCAACAGCCTTCACGCCTGCCTCGATCTCCTTGATGGGGTCGCCCTTGAGGATCTGCTTGTAGTTGAACTCGACGTACTGGCCCGCCATCGTCGGCTCGTCCTCGATGAGCTGCTCCTGCAACGTTTCTTCGATGAGCACGGTCCAGGGCTGGTATGTGTCCTGGTACTCCATGAGGTGCTGCTCGGTGACGTTCGAGAAGGTCGCGTGGTCGAGGATGCCGATGCTCGGCTGCGGGACGTTCATCACCGCGGCGACTTCCTCTTTGGTGAGGCCCTTGAGCTTGACCGCATCGGAGTCGACGAGCGAGTGCGACATCTCCTGCCACTTCGCGCCGCCCTCGAGCAGCATGATTTTGAAGGCGTTGTCGACGCCGCCGTAGGTCTCGTTCAATTGCGCGCGCATCCGCTCGGCTGCGGCTTTGTCTTTGAGGATGCCATCGATCGAGTAGGCGCCGACAATGCGCAGCCCGTTCTCGAAGCCGCCGATCATCGTGCGGCGCACCGCGTCATCGATCTGCAGCGTCTGCCTGAGCGCTTCCATGCGTGAATCACCGAGCAGCCCGCGACCCGTGCCCCAGGTGTGGAAGTGGATCACCTCTTCCGGGCGGAAGGGGATGTGCTGCGGCCGGCCCGCGAGCTCGCCGTGGAAGATGTACCAATCGATACGCCGACGCTCGCCTGGCACGATCTCCCAGTAGCCGAACGACGACGGGAGCATCTCAACGGGCGGGCGCCCCACACCCGGGCGCACCTTGACGAGCACCGCGTTCTCGTGGATGAGCAGGTTCTTGACGATCGCCTGCTTGATGACGGAGGGCGTGCCGTCTTCGTAGGGGTTGGCGAGCAGCTCCGCGAGCTGGCCCTCGCGCTGCTTTTCGCGCTCCCCTGGTTCGTCGGCGTCGATATACGCGTCCCAGGGGATGCGCCCGATGCCACCCGAGACGCGGTCCACGGCGGCACGGATCCAGGGGTTCTGGCGGTACATCGCCTCGTAGGTGGCGCTCCTGTTGCCCGAGAGCGGGATGCTGCCGAAGCCCGGGCGATTGGAGTTGCCGGTGTAGGCGTTCGAGAGGTTGATGTTGTCGAGCGTGACCGAGGAGCGGATGCGCGAGGCCCCGCGTACGAAGACGTCGGTAATGGTTGGCGGCATCACTCGCTCCTCGGCGCTTCGGGTGCGAGCCCGGCGCCGATCACGATGAGGCCGATGCCGGCCACGATCAGCGCAAGGGGCTCGTACACCATCCAGAGGCCGCCGGTGATGCTCGCGATGCCGGCGGCCTGCACGAGCATCGCCGCGTTCGACCGCGCCCACCGGGCGAGTGATGCACTCATTGTACGTGCGAACGTGGTCAGGTTCAGTAGCGTCATGGTGTGTAGAACTGCGGATCGGGATCGTCCAGCGCGCCTGCTGCGATCGCCGCTTTGCGGGCTTGCTGCGACAACACCGCTGCGACCGCGATGTCGATCTTGTGCGGGCTCGCCTGGCTCTCCTTCTTGATGACGTAGAGCGGCAACCCGTCCTCGTCCTTGAAGCCCGTGGGGCGCTTGACGCTGTTCGCGACGTGCTCGGCGAACGTCTCATCTGGAGCGTGGCCGAGCTCGGCGGCGCGCACGCTCGTCTCGTAGTCTTTGACCGCCATCGACATCGCGCCGAGGCGGTTGGTGTGAAAGAAGACGACGCGGTCATCGCCCCAGCGCCCGGCCCAGTGCGCGATCGTGTCCTCCCACCAGTAGGGGTCGCAGTACATGCGCCATACGGCGTAACGCTCGAAGGCCTCGGCGACTGTTTCGGTGACCTCCTCGGCGTCGATCTCCCAGAGCGCCACGCCTTCCGGTCGTTCCCAGACGCGGATGACCCACTGGAACCCCGTCGCAACGACGGTCGCGACGAGCGCGGTCGAGTCGCGGAAGCGCGAGCCGTCGAACCCGAGCGTGACGAGCGCGCCGTCCTCGACCGTCTCGTCCCTGGCGATCGCGCCCCATTCGGCCGGCGTGATCCACCCGCTGCGGTCGGAGCGATTCTGGTTGAGCCAGTAGCGGCGCTTCTCGGGCTCGGAGGCGCGCGGGTCGCGGCACTCTTTCATGACGCGAGCAACGTCGAGCCAGTACGAATCGCCGCGGCACGCCTCGATCGCGGCGCGCAGCTGCTCGTCGTCGTCGAGGTCGACGTCTTCCGGCGCCTCGACCGAGTCGTACAGGATGTCCGAATCCTCGCCCTGGGTTTCGTAGGCCTCGAGGTCCTGGCGGGCGACCGAGTCCTCGCCCGGGTTGTGGGCGTTGGTGATGCGCAGCGAGCGCGCGGAGCCGTCGCGTGACTTGCCGAGGTTGCGCACGATCACGCGCGCCATCGCGTGGCCCTCGTTGTTCGCGAGCCAGTGGTGAGGCTCGTTCATCAGCACGAACGTCGGGCGGTGGCCCTCCATCGTGCGCGGCGCGCTCGTGACTGCCTCGATGCGGCACTGGCCTTCGTAGGCGTAAATCTTCTCTTTGCCGAGGTCGATGCCGAACTCGGTGATCGCGCGCGTGCTGAACAGGCCCGGGAACAGCGTCATGGTGTTTTTCGTTTGCTCGATCGCGACCGCGGCGGTCTGCACCCAGCTCGCCAGGTGCGGGATCGCGAGCGGCTTGCCGTCCGTGCCCCAGCCACCGAAGCGACACGGCCCGACGAACTCGACGGCGCACACGGCAGCGCCTAGCGGGTCCTTGCCCCAGCCTTTCATGCGCTGCAGCACGCCGTCGCGATAGACGAAGCGTCCATGCTCGTCGAGCGCGTACCACCACAACAGGAAGCGCGCCTGCTCGTCGGTGAACTTCCACGGATCGCCCGCGTCTGGGCCGTCCGGCTGCTCGAGGTACTCGTGCGTCCAGCCGAGGATCTCCCACCCGAGCGTGCGCCGTGGCAGCACGAATCGCCCAGCGGCGTTGCGCCGCCACGTCGGCCCAATCGTCACCGGCTCGACACGGACGGCGGTCGTCACTCGGTTTCGTCCTCGTCGGCGCCGAGGCTCTTGCGGTAGTCGTCGATGGCCGAGACCTTCGCGTCGTCGGTGGGCGTCCCAATCTCGCGCTGGATCTCGATGCGCGCGCGCCGGCGCGCGGCCTCAGTGGTGAGCAGGTCGGTCATCGCCTTCCAGATCGCAGCGAAGGCCTCGGCCGAGAAGGTGCGGCGCTTGAGCAGCTTCGTCATGGCCTCGGCGACGAGTTGCGCCGCGGCCCAGTCGGACGGCTCGTAGTAGACCTGCTGGCCGGACCGTCTCAGCGACCGGTACCAGCGGATCGCGATCGGGTGCCAGGCGGCGTCGGCCGCCGGCACGGTGACGCGGCCGGCAACGACGATCGTGTCGACGTCGCCGCTGAGGTTGCGGCGCCGGCGCTCGATCGCGCGCTTCGGCATCGGGCCTCGCGATCCCACCTAAAACCCCCGGAAAACTCGTACAGGATTCGAGAAGGGGCAGAGCGGTTTCCTGGATGCGTGCACTGCAGCGATTTCAGCCACCCCCCACCCCCTCGACGCGCTCGCCCTCAGACAAGCGCACGCAGCGAGTAATCGCGCGTTCTTCGATGTGCACTGGGCCGAGGGGTGCGCGCCCGTCCAGCGTGGCTGCGGCGAGAACCAGCCCGTCTGCCTGCGCGAGCACGTAGACCAGCGAGCGGGCGAGGCGCTCGCCCTTGCGGTACTCGATGAGCAACGGCACGCGGGTCGGTAGCGCCGTCATACCTGCGCTCCGATCAGGGCATGAATCTGCAGTTGCTCGCCCCAGGCGTCGAGGTCGCCAGCGATCAGGCAGGCGACGCAGGTCGGCGAGTCGTGTTCGTCGTGCACCACCTCGAGCTCGATACCGCATTCGGTGCGCAGCTCTTTGACGTGCAGCGTGCTGCAGAACGGATGGGCACAACGAAACGGATCGACGAGCACTGCATGGATGAGGCCGTTAGCAGGCTCGCGCCATGAACGCTGCTCGCTCATCGCTGGGCGCGCCTTCCCAGGCGTACTGCACGTTCACCTGCCTGCTTGGCGGTCACGACGTCGTGATGGGCCTTGCAGAGCGTGCGCAGGTTGGCGTCCTCAGATGAGCCACCGAGCGAACGAGGCACGATGTGGTCGACCTTGAGCGCGCCCTCGTGAGGCGCTGGCATGACGCATCCGCCATCCCTGGCGATGATGCGTTTCCTTGTCTCGGCCCATGACCAGCCACCGAACTGGGCGTTGTGGCGCTGTTGCTGGGCGTGCAGATGCGCAGCGCATCGCCCCTTTCGCACGAGGGCGTGACAGCCTGGCTGCGAGCACACCCGCAGCGGTGCTGGCATCACGCTGCCGCCCTTCGTGCAGCAAGCCAGCGTGCGCCATCAGCTGCACGGACGAGGAGGCCGAGCCCTCGAGCTTGCTCGGGGTGCGTGTGCGCCCATGCATGACAGCGGAAGCACAGGGCTTTGTAGTTCAGCGGCTCGTCAGTAGGCCCTCCTGCTGAACGCAACCAGGGCTCGTGCACATGCTGACTGCGTCCGGTGCAAACGCCCTCGATGCGCGCCTCGCACATGGGGTGCTGCAGCAGGTACACCTTCTTGTGAGGGGCCCGCTTGCGATCCTTCGACGCCTGCTTCCGTGAGCGCGCACGGAGTGTCGAGGCCTTCGCGAGCTCTCGCTTCTGCGCGGTCCTCCGACGCATCGCCGTGCGCTGCATCACGCAGCCTCCGCCAATGACGTGGAACGGGGAGGGGGGGTCATTTTTCGACTCCGCTGTACCAGAGCTCAGCCGGGTGAGGCAGCACGCGGACGTGGTGACGTGCGCGGCTACGAGAGCGCTTGGTGCACGCCGTGCACATCGGCGGAGCTGTGCGGCGTCCTCGAGGTCGGCGACGCGTCAGGTGCTTCCTGCAGGCTGCTCGGTGACAGCCTGAGCACCAGGCGAGGGCGTGGCCGGCGCAGAGATCCCTCAGTCCGTTGACCTGCACGTACTGCATGCACGACACCGGGGACGTGACCTCGCCGCAGTTCGAGCACACGAAGCAACGGCGCTGCATGCCGTCGCCTTCGATGGTGACGAGCGCGCCAGCTGCAGATCCGCAGCGTGAGCAAGTCACAGCCGGAAGCTACCGTGCGAGGGCGACCGTCGACGCTGTCGACCGTTGAGGGCGAAGTCCTTCGCGAAGTCGGCGAGATC